GAATGACAAGTTTGTTGCTAACTTAATACGTGCTGGCTATGTAGGTAAGACTGATGCCGACATTGTGGATCAATGGTTTCAAAATGTGTGTCGACATATTGTCATGGAAACATGGGAACAAGAACAGGCCATGAACCCCACACGATTTACACGCAGTCGTGACTTAGGCAACGGACGTACAGAGGTTTCGTGATAGTATATATAAATGGCGACAGCCACTCGGCAGCAGCCGAAGCAGTGAATGCACACGCCTTTGCAGAAGACGATCCTCTGTACTGGGGTCTGGGCAGACAGCCACATCCTGATAACTTACGTGTTAGTTATGGGTGTGAGTTAGCAAATCACCTGGATGCAATATTAGTTTGCGACGCTGAATCTGCTGCCAGCAATACTCGTATTATGAGGACTACACGGCAATGGTTGCTGGAGAATCCTACAGCATATAAAGATGGGCTAGTAATTATACAATGGTCCACATGGGAAAGACAAGAGTGGTTGATAGATGGTGAATACTTTCAGGTTAATGCCAGTGGCATTGATGTGGTTCCAGAAAGTCACCAGCAACAGTACAAAGAGTACATTGCCAATATCGATTACGGGAAAACCGTTGTTGATGCTCACGAGGATATTTGGAATTTTCATCAAGACCTAAATTTGCTAGGTGTTAAACATATCTTCTTTAACGGTAACCATAGTTTTCAAGGTATGCAGTCCCAAAAGGACTGGGGTACCAGCTATATCAAACCATACGATGCTGCTGGAACTTACCACGGGTGGCTTAGAAACAACGGTTTTGAAACAGTTTCCAAGGGTTCTTGGCATTTCGGTAAGGAAGCTCATAGTGCTTGGGCTCGTTATGTGCTACAATACATTATTGATAATAAACTAATTTAGGCCAAAATGAAATACGTTCTTATAGATACAGCTAACCTGTTCTTTCGTGCCCGTCATGTGGCCTTCCGGGCCACAGACGAATGGGAGAAAGTTGGCTATGCTCTACACATAACTCTTAGTGCTGTAAACAAAGTGGTCAATAAGTTTGGTGCAGATCATGTGGTATTTGCCTTGGAAGGTCGTAGTTGGCGCAAGGATGTGTATGCTCCCTACAAGCGTAATCGTTCGGATGCTAGAGCTGCACAAACAGAAAAAGAACAGGCCGAAGACAAGCTGTTCTGGGAGACGTTTGATCACTTGACTAAATACTTGGCTGAGAGTACCAACTGCTCAGTTGTCAGAAACCAAAACGCAGAAGCCGACGATATTATTGCACGTTGGATAGTACTACACCCCCAAGATCATCATGTAATTATTTCAAGCGATACCGACTTTGTGCAACTCCTGTCAGAGAATGTGGATCAATACAACGGTATCACTGATGAGTTACTGACCATCCGCGGGATTTTTGATGCCAAGGGTCGACCTGTAATTGACAAAAAAACCAAACTACCCAAAACTATTCCCAACCCTGAATGGCTCTTGTTTGAAAAATGCATGCGCGGTGATTCCAGCGACAATGTGTTTTCGGCCTATCCCGGTGTGCGTGTCAAGGGTACCAAGAACAAGGTGGGGCTCACAGAAGCATTTGAAGACCGTAATAAACAAGGGTATGCCTGGAACAATCTTATGCTACAGCGTTGGACTGATCCCGACGGTGCAGAACACAGAGTATTGGATGACTATGAGCGTAATCGCATGTTGATTGACTTACGTGCTCAACCTCCAGAAATCAAACAAGCAGTAGATAGCAGCATCTGCAGCATGATCAGTCACAAGGATATCGGACAAGTGGGCATTAGATTCATGAAGTTTTGTGGCAAATACGAACTGGTCAAGGCCAGTGAATCAGCCGAACAGTATGCTCGCTGGTTGAACGAAACATACAAAGGAGTACTTGATGCTTGTAGCGAAACCAGTAGTGCCTGATCAATTTTGGATCTTAAAGCAGGATGATCGCAAGGTTGGCAACATAGAAGCCATGGCCGGAGGATTCAGTGTCAGAATAGGCGACCAGGTCAACAATTACAAAACTATCAATACCATCAAGCAACGTATTGCCATTGCATTTGAACCAGTGGTAAACAAGATCAAAACAGTGGCAGTTGCAAAAACAGTGCATGGTTATCCCACCCGGGAACAGGCCTACAACGCCATCTATGATGTCAAGCACCAGGTGCCACTTTGGACACGTGAACCTAGATCTAAATCATGGTATGCAGCTGGTTGGTATCAGGTGCGACAAGGCCGGTCATGGCAAGTGGAATTTTGTCCCAAGTTGATTACCCTACAGCGATATGCATATCGTGGTCCATACTATACCGAGGAGCAGGCCCATGAGCAACGTGTTTAGAGATCAGGCCAAGTTTATGAATGCCTGTGGGCAAACAGTGGGCAAACGCAATCTGGATCAATTTGATCTGTATCTCAAATTGATCCAAGAAGAAGTCAGTGAACTTCGAACAGCAGTGGATGATAACGATCTTGTGGAACAATTAGACGCCCTGATCGACATCATGGTTGTAACTGTGGGTGCTGTACAAAGTTTAGGGGTCAACGGCGAGGGTGCCTGGAAAGAAGTCATGAGTACAAACTTTGCCAAAATTGATAGCTTGACCGGTCGTGTTCGCAAGCGAGAAGATGGCAAGATTTTAAAACCTGTGGGCTGGCGTCCACCGGAATTGTCAAAATACATCAACAAGGAATAAGGGAGATAATATGACAACTGCTGTGTATAAAACTGCTGTGGAAGTAAATGATGCCATGCTGCGTGTTTACAACTATATGTTTATGGCCATTTTGATAAGTGGTATTGTGAGTTATTTTGTTGGTAACAGTGCAGACCTGCTGCAGTTTTTCTTCACAGGTTGGATCAAATGGGTGGTGATATTTGCACCCTTGGCTGCAGTAATAGGTATTGGGTTTGCTCTAGCTGCAAATCCGCCCAGGGAATTGGCTTTATTGATGCTGGCAGGGTTCAGTGCCTTGATGGGTCTCAGCTTTGCCATGATCTTTGCTGTGTTTACCTTGGGCAGCATTGTGATGGCATTCATGAGTGCAGCTGTTCTATTTGGTACCATGAGCCTGTATGGTTATTTCACCCGACGAGATCTCACCAGTATTGGTCAGTTCTTGTTTGTTGGCCTGATTGCTGTTGTAATTGCCAGTGTCATCAACGTGTTTGTTGGCAGCAGTGTCATGACCATGGTTATCTCGGCCATTGCTGTGATTGTGTTTACAGGTCTCACTGCCTACGACACACAAAAGATTCGTGAAATGCTGTCTGAAAACAACACCGGGTCTGTGGAAGTCATGGGCGCATTGACCTTGTACCTGGACTTTATCAACATATTTCTCAGTCTGTTGCAGTTGTTTGGTGGAAGGAAAGATTAATGAAAACACGAGAACAAATTATTACCAGCATGTGCTACACTGCACGTCATGACTACGGCATAGTCAAAGATCCAGACTATGCACTGCATTGGACCAATAATTTTCACGATAGTGTGTCGGCTGGTATGTACCAATTAGAACGAGAGAAACTGTGGGAACAAATGGCACAGTTGTTTGACAATGACATTGCTCCCAACATGGAGTTCAAGACTGTTGTGAACAGTCGCAACCTGTGTGACAACAACTAAATGATTTTTTCCACTGTAAATTCGTCTACACTGTATGTGCGATAGTGGCTGTCTCCATCTGGTGTTACCCAGACCACGTGTACCTTGCTGTCTGTTCTCAGCAGTTTCCAACATCCAAATATGCGAATATCGTTGTTGCCGGTGTAGGCCAATCTGAAATCATCTGACTGGGGTATGGGGCATTTATTTTGTGTCAACACCACAAAACCACTTGCTTCGTTCTTCATGACAGCTATCTCGTCATTGGCTCTGACCGAGAACACTGACAGCAGCAACATGACCAACAAGAACTTGTTCATACCATCTCCTGGTTATTATTGTATATATGATCTGTTAGACGTTAAATATGTCACAGGAGATCTCAATGAGCTTGCACATCAATAGATTTATAGACCGTATCAAGGCAGCTGATGCCAGACAACAACGCGACTTTAACATGAGCATGAGCGACGCCAAAGATCTACACGCAGATATTACCAAGTTATTGTTGGCTCTTCACACTTTACATGAACAATCTGTGGCAACAGGTGCCAACAATGCTACAGTAGAGCTAGAAGTTACAGGTGGAACCTTCTGACCACACCCTGCATTTTTGATAAATAAATGTAGGAGTTTAATGAATCGTGAGTCGTCCCAAACCCAAAGTTTTAGTTGAAATTGTAAACCGTAACAGCTACAAGACCGAACAGGTCTTGGCAGCCGAAGGCATATGGGCTGTGTTCTTCGACAGTAAGCCTATCAATCTCAAAACCTCTAATCTCCTGGTTCAGTATCCTGGACCCAAGTACAAGAAGGTGTCGTTCTCCAATCAAGGCCATGCCATCAATTTGGCCAAAAAGTTAAACACACAATTCCGAACCGACAAGTTTTCTGTTGTGCTGTTGACTCAAGGGGAGAAGATATTTCCCCATGTCAAAGCATAAACTAACCAAAACACTGATAGAACTACTGCCAGAGGATCACAGGATCACTCTGGAAGAAGCCATGCTGCATTGGTACACCAACATACGCAACAATGGAGGTTTTCGACTGACCATATTTGGCTACCAAGCTATGAAAATATTAGGTCTGGCATCTTGGTCGGTTGAACTTGACGATATTAAGATCACCATGGACAAGGCCTTGTTGCTGGCCTTAGACCGCAAGTTGACCTATCCTTATTTCATTGACTACAAGAAAACGCAAGTGATATTTTACTCAAGCAAAGAAGCCACAATGGCTACCATGTACGGTAGTATCAAAAATTGGCTAGACCACATGCCACAGCGGCGCTCTGTGCCTTAAAGTCTGCGATTAGTTTCTGCGGCCATCGGGTCAATACATATTCCTGCTGTGCCCCGAGTCGATCTGCATAAGGTGTAAGATCTGGTGTATTAATTAGCAGTTCTTTATTTCGACTTAATGCTTCGCCCCAGCGGTATGTGTCATGAAGCCGATCATAAGAATTGTCAACCAAGTCATCAAACATATCAAATCCAAGTTTTCGACAATGATCAACAATTCCAGGGTAGCCTATAACAATTGGTATCTGTCCTGCTAATAATGCAAACAAAGTTTTTTCTGTAATAATGCCCGGAGTTTCTGTGTATTGTGTTTCTGTAACTATATTAATTTTTGTAGTGGAATACAGCCAAGACAGTCTTATAAAATTACCTTCGTTCAAATCATGAACTCCTGGTTCCCATTTCATTACATCGTGATAAGCATCATAAGGCAATGGATCTATATTACCTAAACTACTAATTCCGCCAGGGAATGTTTTTAACA